AATGATTAAAATTACAGTCATCAAGATGTGTTAATGGAAAAGATAACTTTTCAGATATACCTTCCCAATTTTTAAAAGATTCTGTTTTAATTTCTTTATTAGTTTTATAATCTATAATATTTACTTTATTATTAACTACTTCTACAAAATCTGATTGACCACATATACCTGCAGACTTAAGATATACCATATGTTCAGGATATATACCTGAATCTAATTTTTGTGAAGGAGCAATTCTAATACCATTACTTTCTCCAGATGGTGGAAATATAGGAACTACTATACCTTCTCTTTCCATAGATGATAATCCACATATATCAGACTCTCTTTGATTATGATAAAAAGTACCTAAGGTCATAGCTCTATCTGATTCACCATTCCATATAGCTTCAATAGCAATAGGATCAATTCCAAACCATTTAGATTTTTTATTTTTAGTTACCTTAGCAGCTACTGTTTTAGCATCAAAAGGTTTTTTAAAATGAGATACAAGTGTAGTAACACTTATCCAGTTAATTTTATCAGAATCATTTATACTTTTGTAACTATGATCTGATGCTTGAAATACTATACTCATAATGTATCTAGTTTATCTTCTTGTTTTTCTGTAATAACTTTTGTCCATTTATTTAATGGACAACTGGAAGATAAGGATCTAGTTTTAAATCCTAATGAACAACCACATTCATTACAACATGGTCCTGTTCCTTTTACAGCACACTTTTTACCTTTACTTGGACACTCTGCACATATATCATTTCTTAGTGAAGCTACATGTTCTACAAAATCATCTCTAACAATACTATTAGTTATGCCTTCAATTATCTTTTTGCGGTCCTTCCAAATTTCTTTTAGTGTATTCATCTTTTAAGTTTTGAATTTTTTCTTTCTTTAATTCTAATAAAACTATTTTTTTTTCAATTTCAGTTAAAGCAACAATTTTTTCCTCTAACATTTTTTTATTATAGTATGCACTAAATGTAGATGTATCATGAGTTTCTAATATTTTTTTATATCTTGGAATTGCTTTTCTAACTGAATAAGTTCTTATTGCAAATTGTCCTAAACCATCAATATTAATTCTAGGATGTTTAAGTTCTGTTAAATTTGATCTTACTTCTTTATAATAAAACTCTATAAAATCTTGTATTAAATCTTCAGAAAGATTCATATCTTCAGAAAGTTCTTTATATAAAGTTCTAGATTTTTTTGGAATCATTTGCCTAAAAACTTATAATCTAATAATACATCACCTTCAGCTTGAATCTGCATATTAGGATTAATTAAAATTATTTTTTTATTTACTGTATCTTTTATTACAAGTTTATTTTTTTCACATTTATTAATACAATTTCTTACAGTCTGTTCTGACTTAAAAATTTTATATTCTTCAGATGCATCATAACAAAAAGCAGTAAGTTCAATAGGTCCAATACTACATAATAGTGTTAGACACTCTAGATCAGATTCACTCACTGTTATCCTATTAATATAACAGTGAGTTAATATCTGAAATTTAACAACATCTGGTTTAGACATTATTACTTTTTTCTGTACCTGATTAACTAAAGCCATTACTACTTAGTCTTAAGTTTTCTAACAGGTTCTGAATTAATATCCATATCTTCTACTTCTGGAGTTTCAGGATTTTCTGAATTTTGTGTCATCATTGCAAATTGATATGCTATACTAGATCTTTTAAATCTAGCCTCATCAATTTTTAAAAGCATTTCTTCATAGTCTAGTTGTGCATTTAAATAAGGTATTGAATCCTTATAAAAATTTAACATATCTGCTTTCCTTTGTGCTAACTGTTCTGCACTCATGTTTTCTTGTTCTTGTTGATTTTCCATTATATATATTTTTTAAGTTTAAACAAAAATACATATAAAGTTTAAATAAAAAACATTTAAACAAAAAAAATCCAGATAATTTAAGTTACCTGGATTGCTATGCTTAGAGAAGCTTTATCTATTTTTAATTGTAAAGTTTAATATTGTTAGCATATAAAAGTCTCTAGAGATATCTATCTCTACTGTAAAGAAGTCTATAATACCTATTCTAAATCTAATAGCAAATTTATCCCATTGCTTTCTTGATGTGTTCCAGTTGTTTCTAAATTTCATAATTATAAGTTTTTTAACATTTTTATTACTCTCGGACATGGGTACATATCTGATTTATCTTTTCTGACTGAGTTGTGTGTAAAGATACCTTTATTTCCTTTTAATGCATCTAGGTCTATATCCCATATAGATTCATTATAATCTTTAGGTATATCATAAGTTTCACAAAGATATACTACTAGTTGTCTTAATGATTCTATCTGAGCATCTGTATAAGTAAACCAGTGTTTGTGATTTTTATAAGGCTTTTCTAAGGTAGTTACATTAGAGGGATTAACTTCTCCTCCAACATAATTATAGTACTTACCATTTTTAAAAGATATTGGTCCCCAGTTACATACTTCAATACCTATACTTATAGGATCTAAAGATAAGTAAGGAACTTTACTAGCTTTAAAAATACTTTCTTTTAAACCTAAATGATATGCCCAGTCTCTAGAACTAAAGCATTGTACTATTGTACCATTTGCTCCTATAATAAAAGCTGTAGCAACTCTCTCAGGTTTAGTATCAAAATACTTAGCTACTGATACTGCATCTGGTCCACCTGCTGTGTGGTGAAGGTATATTTGTTTTTTTTCATGTTTAACTTCCATGAACTGACCAGGTTTTAACCTGTGTTGAACTATTTTACTTATATCTAATTTCATAATACATCATCTTTGGTTTCTTTGTATGCACTAGTAACTGTTTTAATATTTTTTCTTATTTTATGAAAACTATTTGAAACACTTGTAAGTATATTATTCTTTGATATATCAAACCAATTTTCATTTATTGAGGATACTTCCATAAGACAAAGTATTGCCAATAAAATGTTAGTACATAATGCAGGTGATATTACCAAAACTTGTAAATTAAAAACCTTTAACATTGCTCCTATAAATGGTGTTAATGCATAATAATCAATTGGAAATATAACTGCCACCATTATAAAGTAACCAGCTGTTTTATATAAATAACCAAGTCTTAATATTTTAGATTTAAAAATATCTTTATATTTTCTATTTGTTTCCTCAGCTATTTTTTTAATTGATATTAGTTTAACAATAGTATCTACTAAAATAACAAACATTAAAATTAATACAAGCATTTGTATAGGAGCAAAAAAAGATAGCATAGCACTAAAAAAGAAAATTATATTTGTTTTCATAACATTGGAACTTGTGATTTTAATACTCTATACACTATATACAAAATTATTAATATTAACCATATACCACCAAACCAAGCTAAAAAATTTATCCACCCGGGAATATACTTAATTTTTTCTGGTTTAAGTGTTTTGGTTATAGTATTGGTATGATATATATCATTACCCTTGATTGTTTTATAAATAGTTTCAACTTTGGCCTTTGTGTAATAGACATTATTTTGAAGTTTAGTTTGTAAACTTAATAACTTACCATCCTTATCTCTAAGATCACCATTTAGTTTAGATATAACATTACCAAGAGAGTCACAATAAAGTGTGTCTAATAGTGTTATTGTTTCTCCAGGAATAGTTATAGTTGTGTCCTTAACTTGTATTACTGTTATAGTACTATCTTTCTGTACACATAATGGACAGTACTTAGCAAGCCTCTTTTCAAGAGAACAAGAAGATAAAACTACAAGTAAAATGATTAAGTATTTCATATACTAAATTTAATTATATACTCTAATTTCTATTGGTGTAGAATTTAATATATTATCATTAGAAGTAATAATATCAATAAAATCTAATGCTCCTCCATAATTTATTGCAAACTCTGGAGCACTACTTACAACTACTATTGGACAAAATGTTTTAGATGCTGGAAATGCACCAAGTAATTGAATTTGATAATTTCCTAAACCTATATATGCCCAAGTTACAGGTCCAATAGTATTTTCTAATACGGTTGCTGTTGGAGCATTATTTGCATTTTGTGATACCAAAGCAACATATGATTTATAAGGTACTTGTCCTGATATAGTTATTTGTGTGCTCATTTTAATACGTTTTAAATAATGTAAATAATTCAGAATAAATAGAATTTCCTGCATTATTAGTATTCCATTGAGCTGTAATAACAAGTGTATTAACTAATGTGGTATCAAAAGTTGTATTATTTATTATACTAAAATTTATACCTTCAAAGTTAAGTCCTGAATTTTTAGTATATGCAAACAATCCTCCTGATGCTATAGAAGCTACTGTTGCTGCTCCTAATTGCCTTATAGTAAAATTAACATCTAATTTCCAATGTTTATTAGTAGCAGCATTCATTGCCATTGCTCCTGTATCTGCTAGTAATATACCTGATGCAGTTTTAATTCTAACTTGTAAAGTAGCTGTACTTACACAAGATAAATGACCTATTAATGATCCATTAAAACTATCTCCTACTTGAAATCCATTAGCAGGAATTGTAAGAGTTCCTAGACCACCATCTAATAAACTACGCTCAACGGCAGTAGCTGTTACAGGTGTACTAGAACTAGTCTGAGTATACAGTCTATTTATAAACCCTGAAGGATTTAAAGAGTATTTATCTATATTTATCTCAGTACTCATTACTTATACTATATAAGTTATTAAGAATGCTGTACCTGTTGCATCATAATTTAAGCCTCTTATAACATTATTTACTCCAGGATCAAAATTAATTGTTACTCCTGCTGGTAATGATTTTCCATCTACAGTTCCTGCTGCAGTTCCTACATTTGCTATAGAAAATCCATATGTACCATTTGGTACTGAACCTGGAAGAGTATCATATACAACTACTGGAGTTCTTGATTGTGATGGACAACAAACACCTGCTGTTAAAGTATCAATGATACCTTGTAATCCTTTTAGCATTTGTAATTGCCACGGGAAGTTATTTCCTTTTTGACCGTATGTTTTTAAATCTCCTGCTGACATAGTTTCTTATTTAATTAATTATTATAAAGTGTACCTTAACTACATTATTTAATGCAGCATTTCCACCATTTGAAACAACAACTTTAAAAGTTCCAGCAGCAATATCTGAAACACCTAAAACAACAATACCTGTTGCAGCTTCATCATATTGAGCAGATACAATAATTCTAGATGTAGTAGTTACATTAGAGTTATTTACTGTAAAAAATGTTTTAGCATTTGCTGCTAATGTTGAAGATACAGTAGTAATTACACCATTAAAAGTATTTAAAGTTACAGCTGTTGTAATAGAAGTCAATTGAGTTACAGTACCTGTATTATACAAAGATTGTAAAGGTGCTGCATTTACTGCAAGTGATAAATATGCATCATCTCTAGAGGGATCTGTAGTTCCTATTGCTAATAAATTATTAGTATCAGTTGGAAGTACCTCTCTATAATTTCCGGCTTTAATCCAAGAAATAAAATTTAATATATCCATTACTATTTATTTTTTAATTATTATTATTTTTTCTTTTTTGATTCTAATGCTTCTACTTTAGCAGTTAAGTCTTGTATAGCTTTAACTAGAATTGGAATAAGCTTACCATATGATGCTTCTAACTTCTCAGGATTTTCTTCATATACCAAACCTAATGTTTCAGCCATATCATATTTTTCTTGAGTAGCTTTTAAGTCTTGAGCAATAAAACCAAAGTCTTTTACACCATGCTTTCCAGACTCATCTCTGTCATTCCATACAAATGATACAGGATTAAGTTCTTTAACAAATTCTAATCCTACTGCTAATTCAGCAACCTCTTCTTTGTCTCTAGAATCTGATAATGAAGTAATGGAAGTAACTGCACAACGTAGTACTGTGTTACTTGAGTTACCAAGAGTTATTTCATTACTAACATTTGGTGTAGAAGGTTCTGGTAGATAGCCTATTAGTATATTATTATTTCCTGAGCTTAAATAAGATGCACCAGCTTGACCAGTACCGAGCATAACATTATTATTTCCAGAAGTTAATGTCCAACCCATTTGATAACCTACAATAGTATTCTGACTTCCGGAATTAAATGTTGCACCAGCTCTCAACCCTAAAGCTGTATTTCCTGTTCCGCTAGTTAAACTAGGTAAACATTCATGTCCAACTGATGTATTACCTGATCCAGTTGCTAAACCTAGAGCTGAAACTCCAATTGCAGTATTATTAATACCAGTTGCTGTAGTTGCCAAAGCATTAAAACCAATTGCTACTTGACCAGGAGTACCAGTATAAAGTTTTAAAGCTTCATGTCCAATTGCTACACTGTTGTTACCTACTATATTTGAATATAATGCAAAATTTCCAATTGATATATTTCTATTTCCAGTAATAAGATTCTGTAATGAACTTGGTCCAATAGCAACATTATTATCTCCTGTTGTACAAGAAGGAAGTGCTGATGTACCCAGTGCAGTATTTTGAAAACCTGTGGTTATTGCTGAACCAGCACTACTGCCTACAGAAGTATTATTATTAGCTCCTACAGTCATTCCAGCCTGAAGAGATCCTATATTAAAATTACTGCCAGCATAAGAACTCATAATAATTCCGTTAACTGTAACAGAAGGGCCTGATTGTGGGTCTACTATATCAACATTTATTGTGCTCATAGTTATTTATTTTTTAATGTTTCTAGTTCTTCTTTTAGAGATTTAACTTCTGAACTTAACTCTTGTATAGCTTTAACTAATACAGGTAATAATTTACCGTAAGATGCTTCTAGTTTTTCAGGGTTTGCTTCATAAACTAAACCAAGGTAACTTGCATTTACTTCTTCTTGTGATGCTTTTAGATCCTGAGCAATAAACCCAAAATCTTCTACATCATGCTTACCTTTCTCATTTCTATCATCCCATGTAAACTTAACTGGTTTTAGTTTTTCTACAAACTCTAATCCTACTGGAAGTTCTTCTATTTCTTTTTTGTCTCTAGCATCTGAAAGAGATGTAATTGTAGTTACTGCACATCTAAGAACTGTATTAGCTGAGTTACCAAGAGTAATTTCATCATTCACAATTGGAGTAGAAGGTTCTACAATATTACCTATTAGTATATTATTATCTCCAGAAGATAAAAATGTTGGGCCAGCACCACTAAGACCAACAAAAACATTATTATTTCCAGATGTTAATGTATAACCAGCTTGAGTACCAATAAAAGTATTATTAACTCCTGATGTAAAAGTTGTTGCTGCTAAAGATCCAAAAGCCGCGTTAGCTGTTCCAGTAAGGTTATTATTTAATGCACTATATCCAAATGCAGAATTATTAGCAGCTGTAGTATTTTTTAATGTTTGAAAACCAAAAGCTGTATTTTGTGTACCAACTATATTACTCATTAAAGAATCAGTACCTACAGCTACACAAACATTAACATTATTCCAATTTTTTAATGCATTATTTCCAATTGCCACACTGTTGTTTCCAGTAGTAATTGAACTTAAAGCGTCAGTTCCAATTGCTATATTTCTTAAACCTGTTGTTACAGAAGCTAAAGCATTTGTACCTACAGCAATACTATTTGTAGTAGGACTATCTATTGCTACTCCACTTACTGTTACGTTATTACCACTTTGTGGATCTACTATATCAACATTAATTGTACTCATGGTTATTTATTTTTTAATTCATTAAGTTCTTTTGATAATTCTTGAATAGCCTTAACAAGGATAGGAATAAGTTTACCATAACTTGCTTCAAGTTTTTCTGGATTTTCTTCATAAACTAATTTAAGTGTATCAGCTAATTCTATATCTTCTTGAGATTGTTTCAAGTCTTGAGCTATGAATCCAAAATCTTTAACATCATGTTTTCCTTCTTCATTTCTGTCATCCCATATAAATTCTACAGGCTTAAGAGTATTTACAAAAGCAAGTCCTGCAGATAACTCAGTAATTTCTTTTTTATCCCTGGCATCTGAAAGTGATGTTATAGAAGTAACAGCACATCTTAAAACATTATTAGAGCTATTACCTAGAGTAATTGAATTACTTGCAGTAAGTGATGCTTTTATAGAATCTGCCCCAATTTGAATATTATTACTTCCTGTTATTTGACCTGCATATGACACAGTAAATTTACCTAAAACTACATTATTGTTACCACCACTAAATGCCCAACCGGCATCTTTGCCAACAAATGTGTTGTTATCACCACTACCTCCTGAAAATGCAAGACCTTCACTATGCCCTACAACAACATTATTATTAGCTATACTATTAAACATTGACCCTGCACCAAAACCTACAAATGTATTTTTATTTCCGCTACTTAAAAACCCACCCGCATTACCACCAAGAGCAGTATTAAAATTACCACTTGTTATTAATAATAAAGAGAAAGCTCCAAATGCATCGTTTTGAATACAACTTGTTGCAGCTTCTAAAGCACGAGAACCTACAGCAGTATTTGCTCCACCTGCATTAATCTGTAAAGCTTGATGTCCTATAGCAACATTGTCTGATTGGGTTGTAACTGCTGTTAAAGACAAGTCACCTATTGAAACATTATGACTTGCAGTTGTAATTGCTTGACCAGAATTATCTCCTAAGCAAACATTATTTGTTCCGTTTGTTGAAACTTCAACTCCATTTACAGTAACAATATTACCACTAAATGGATTTATTGTATTTGTATCTATGTCTAAAACTATTAATCCTGCTGGCATATCATTTTGTTTTTAATTCTTTAACTTCTGCTGATAATTCTTGTATAGCCTTAACCAACACTGGAATCAATCTTCCGTAAGAAGCTTCTAACTTCTCTGGATTCTCTTCATAAACTAATTTTAATTCTTCTGATAAACTATATTTTTCTTGAACTTCTTTTAAATTTTGTGCTGTAAATCCAGAATCTTTAATTCCTTGCTTACCTTCTTCATTTCTATCCTTCCATATAAAAGATACTGGTTTAATATCATTTATAAAATCTATACCAGCAGATAATTCTGTAATCTCATCTTTATCCCTCTCATCTGATAATGAAGTGATAGATGTAACAGCACATCTCAATGTTGTAACAGATGCATTACCTATTGTAGCTTCATTGCTAACTGCATTATTTGATGCTTCAGCATTATAACCAATTACAAGATTATTACTTCCATTTAAAATATTTACATCACCTGCAGAATATCCAATAAATGTATTATAGTTACCAGTAACAATTGCTTGACCAGATTGAGCTCCTAAAAATGTATTACCAGTTCCACCTGTTAAATCTTGACCACTATTTCTACCAATTGATACATTAGTAAATCCAGTAATTAAATTTCTAAGAGCACTAGTTCCAATTGCCACATTGCCAGAACCCGTACAAAATCTTAATGCACTATGTCCAATAGCAACTGTATCACTACCAGTTAATTGAGAATATGCTGCCCATGTTCCTATGCCAATATTTTGACTTCCATTAACATTAGCAAATAATGGATTAATACCAATTGCAACATTATCACTTCCTGTAGTAAGTCCAAGACACGCATATGTTCCAACAGCAGTATTTTGAGTTCCTGTTGTTAATCCTCCTGCAGCACCACCACCTATCAAAGTATTGTTATGACTTGAAAGAGATACGGCAGTTGGAACAACTGCTATAGCAATATTAGTAGGGTCATTATTTGGAGAACTTAGATTTACTCCATTTACTGTAACTGTATTACCACTTTGTGGATCTACTATATCTACATTAATAGTACTCATGGTATAATTGTTAAGGTTGTTCCTACTGGAATGGTTAATGTTTTCCCTACACACATTGCTAAGGGTGATTTATATGTTAAGTTTGAATTAGCTGGTAATGTTATATCTTCATTAATACAACCCACTACTGTAAAGCCATTTGCCCAAATTGAAGAGGTAATGGCTGGTTGAGGAGGAATTGGTATTTGATTAATAAAATCTTGCACAGTCATAGTAACTGAAACAAAATCATCATCTCTTCTACTAGTTTTTACACCAAGAGGAATAAGAGTTTTATTTACATCTACAGAAGATACAAGTTTACTACCTTTTATCCAACTTATAAAATTTAAAATATCCATGATTAATTTTTTATTAAATAATTTATATTTTTTAAATTATTATATGTTGTATAATGGAATTTTATAATCTGTTCCATTAATCTTAACTGTTAGAAATTTAGCCAATGCCGGTAAAGCAGATCCACCAACAAAAGTATTTGCTGTTGTTGCAAAAGATGTTGGACCTCCTGATGCTCCTACATAATTAGTTGAACTACCTATTACAAGTTGATTACTTCCAGTACCTGTTGCATTATTTCCAAGAATTATTGAACTAGTTGTACCAGTAGTTGCTGTTGAATTATAACCTACAACTACAGTAGAATTTGTTGCAGCTGTACCACTAAAAGAATAAGCTCCAATTACTGTATTTTCTACACCTGTAGTATTACTAACCATACTATTCGCACCAATAGCTGTATTACTAAATCCTGTTGTATTTAAAAAAAATGCACCAGAACCAATACCTGTATTAGAATATCCACTAATATTACTAAGTAAACAAGCTCTACCTACAGCTGTATTGTCTTGTCCTGCATTTTGTGTTAATGTTAAAGAACCTATTGCTGTATTATTAACTGCAGAAATATTTGAAGCTAAAGCATTATTACCAAAAGCTGTATTCTCATTACCTGTAGTATTATTACCTAAAGCATTATTACCAAAAGCTGAATTTTGTGAACCTATAGTATTAAAACCTAAAGCATTATAACCATAAGTTGAATTTTGTATACCTGTAGTATTATTACCTAAAGCAAACTGTCCAAAACTAGTATTTGATGTAACATTACCTTTACCATTATTCCACACAGTAAGATTTGGACCATTTATTTCAACCCAATAAGGTAATCCTGACCCAGATGGTCCTGGAACTCCTTGTATTCCTTGAGGTCCTTGTGAACCAGGAGATCCTTGAGAAGCTAATAATGCCCACTTAGTAGGATCTAAATTAGGAGTAGTTGCAGATGGTCCTACATTGGCAATACAAAACCATGATGCTCCACCATAACCTACTGCATCATCAATTACATATGTTCCTAATGCAGACCATGCTCCTTGCCAATTAAGACCAGCAGGACCTACCGGTCCTGGAACACCTTGAGGACCTATTGGACCTTGTGAACCAGCAGGAATTACAGTTGCAATTTGATTAATAAAATTTTGTGCAGTTATTGCACCAGCAAGATACTCATCATCTCTTCTGCCATCTTTAAGGCCAACTGGTATTAATGTTTGTGAAGGAGCAACTGTAGTTACTATACGTTTTCCTTTGATCCAAGAAATAAAATTTAATATGTCCATGATTGTTTTTTTATAAGTTTATATGTATAATATACTAAAAATTATTCAGATAACAAAACTATTATTAATTCATTTATAGTTTTATAACTAATATTGTTTACAGTAACAGTAGTATCTATAAAAATAATTCCATTACTAGTTGATATGTGAGCTTGTGTTTCATGAATTATTTCAAATATACCATCTGTAATATATTCTAAGTCATGCATTATAAATCCTCCTGGTATAGTTGTTAAATTAAGCATGTCTTAAGTATATAGTATATGTAAGCCCCATTGAATTTGCCCTGTATCTAAAAGGTTGGTACAAGAAATAGCAAAAAGAAAATAGTTATCTATTGCAGGATTAATAATAGTTGTAGTATAGGAGCCATTATTAATCATATCACTAACTAAAGTAGCAGGTGTTTGTACTGATACATTAGCTACACCATCCCAAAACAAATGCCTTTCAAGCATTCCAAAAGTAGTAGTAGATGTCATAGTTATTTGCCCTATAAAAGTAGCACCTGCTAAAGCCAAACTTGTATTTCTATATATTCCACTTGTAATAACTCCCGAAGTTCCTGATATTCTTCTACCTCTAGCTTTAAGATGTATCAAACAAGGTTTACCTATTACTAAAGTATTAGCCGGTAATAAGTTATTAGTACTTATAAAGTTACCTGTTACTCCACCTATATTAATACCTATAGGAGAAAGTTTATTAGTAGGTTTAGTATTTAATGTTGTTTGCAAATCAGTCTGAGATGATAGCGTTCCTGTGATACCACCCCATGCTGCACTAGCAGTAATAGCAATGTCACCACTACCTAGCAAACTATTACTGTTAACGGTCTTAATATTAGAACCAGATACTAGGATAGGTTGATAAGTTAAAGCTGCTGTAGATGCAGTAAGATAAGGACCTAATGCAGAATTATCAATAAATCCAGAAGGATTAGTAGCATCATATGGAGTAAATCCAAGAGCACTAGTAACCATTGATCCTGTTATACCTGAGATAAATGCATTAGGATTTGTAAGAGGATAATAAGTTAATGCTGCAGTTGCTGTTGTTAAATAACCTGACAAAGCTGCATTTGTAATATATCCTGCTGGATTTAAACTTAATGGATAATAACTTAGATCATAAGTTGGTATACCATTGGCCCATATTACAGAAGGATTAGGATAAGTACCAGATAAGTCTCCACCTGCAGGTCCTGTAGGGGACCCTCCTCCACCTCCTCCTGAAGTTTTAGGTTTTCCATCAGGTCCATATACTTCTATAAAGGACCCATATACAGTACCATCTTTTTCAGTTACTTGCATAATCTATACCATATATGTAATAAGATGTACCTGGAATATCACTATAAACAGTTAATCTATCTAAAGTATTTAAAGCATAAGTTAAAGTATCATTTATAGTATCTCCTGCAGCAAGAGTTAGTTTATATAATTCTATACTAGTTGCCGTTTGTGCATCAAATCTTTCTAGTGTTAATTCATAGATTGCACTATTATTAAAACTTAAAGTAACTACTTTTGTTAAGCCACCACCTATACCACCTGTGTAAAGTACTGTGCCATTAATATTATCTATTAAGCCTTGTTTAACAAATTCTGCCATACTATAATATACAAAAAATTTATCACAAAAAAAAGCCCTGCTATTACCTAGGGCTTCTCATTAACTTAAAAGGAAACTAACCAAAGAAACTTTTAAGTCAAATCCATAATCCTATTAGAAAGGACATTATGATTATTATAAATATACAATAGTTTGCAATTGAATTTCCTATACTATCAAATTCAAAGTTTTTACTCATCTTATTAAATACTGGTTTTGACATAGCATTAGCTATTAACCATAGTAATAATATTACTGCACAAAATATAATAATAACAATTGTTTTCATAATGTATCTATTCTTCTTTGTAAATATACTAAAGCTTTTTGTAAATCTTCTTTTTTATTAAAACTTTTTTTACCAGCTCTTGCTAAATACTTTAAAACATTACCTAAATAAAAATCTTTATCTAGCTTCCATGCCTCTAATACACTGAATACTTCATAGGTTGAATCTTTTCCACCATAGTATTCAGGGCGGTCAGTAAAAGGGGGAATGTTTTTTCTAAAGTCATGTACCTCATCTGTAAGATCAATATACTTTAGATCTTTTACATTATAAGGACTATAAGTTTTTATTCTCTCTTTAACATCTTCTGGAGATAGTTCTTTACCATTCATGGTATTTGATGAAAAGTAATCATCATGTGAGATATTTACCATATAATTGCTATGTCCATTTCACTTAACATCAGCTTAACGCTTCCTTCAATGTCAACTTTTTCTGCATGTTCTAATTGACTAACTGCAATGTACACTACATCTCCTGCTTTAACATCTTCTACTTTATCTCCTACAGCATAAATAGTAAGTCTATTCCATTGCTTCATTGCTTCATACATTAATGCATCATCATCTTTAGCAGATAATTTAATTGCTGACTCTTTCTTTATAGGTACTTCTATTAAGATTCTTCTTCCTCTTAATGTTTTAAATTTGCTCATACTTTTATTTTAGGGTTATTACTTTACTTATTGACATCTGAGCATTAACTATTTCTCCTAGTGCATGCTCAAATAAAATACTTCTTACTGGATTACCTCCGGCTAACATATATTCTTCTTTTAATACATTGGTTACTTCTGCCATAAGTTTTTTAACTTTATAGTCTGATGTATCTTCTGATAAATCAAAATCTATTTCCATTAAAGTTTCTCCAAAAGATACTATTTTAGTTTCTTTAAAGGCTACTTGTTCTTCATTATTTTTATGAGATCCATCACAAAATCCATTTGCATCTTGAGATTTTCCACATCCACATTTAGGTTTATCTGACATAATATATTTGTTTGGTTTATGCAAATATAATATTATTTTCCTTGACCTCTATATATTTTTTTATATTTTTTTGAAGACTTTAATTGAGAGCTTCCAGACTTAGCATGTATCCCTGGTCTAGAGATTTTTTTTGTTACCTTAGTAGTTAAACTACTGTCTTTAATTTTTGCCATGATTATTTTTTATTAACAGTTCCATTTTCTTAATGCAAGAGTCTTTCTTGTAGGTTCGCCATTTGGTTTTTTAGCAGGACCCGGCATACCAGACATTCTAGCACAAAAACTCTTTCTTCTCTTAGCATCTTTACTTCCTGCTTTTAATTTAGACGGTTTAGTTGTTACTGCTGTCTGAAGTTTACTACCAGGATTAGCTGCTCTATAAGATGCTACACCTTTAGCGTTTAATCCACCTTTAGGATCCTTGCCTTCTTTTCTTTGCCAAGCTGCGGTCTTTGCCATGATTATACTTTTTTAACTTTATTACCCATACCCACTCTAGACTTTTCTGCTTTCTTAGCAGCTAACTTAGAAGGTGTAATTTCACTTTTAGTTTTAGGTGTTGCTTTAGATATTCTTTTGGTAGGTCTACAGTATTCATTTTTACCACCAGCACCACAAGCTTTTCCTGATTTAGTATCTTGCCATTTTTCTGCTTGCCATCTTTTAAGATCTGATCCAGCTTTAGTTTTTCTAACAGTGCCAGAACCTTTCCTACATTTTGCAATAGCTTGAGAAGCCCTTGCTGAAGGGAACACAGCATACTGTGCTTTTACTTTAGAATAACATGCATCTTTAGGCATTATTTTTTATTTTATTTTCTAGAGAAGAACCCTTTCTTAGGTGCTTCTATTTTAGTACTCTTTAGTTTTTCAATAATCTTGTTTGCCTCATCTTCAGCAAATGTTATAACCTCTTCTTCTTTATCTTTTATATCCCAGTTGTTTAGTAAGATGCTCATGTGCATTGTTTCATGCATAACAGCTGTGGCTTTTTCTGTAACATTATACTTTTTAAAAGTACCCATGTTTAAAAACAAGAATGGTTTGTATGGGTCTTTAGCAGTTAGCTTTTTATCTGCCGGATCATAGTTAGTTAATCCATATAAGTAAACTCCATTACCTTTAGTCTTATCTACTTCTTCAGCCTGGGCATCTGCTCTATTTAGCCCGTGCATCTCTTCTACTTTATAGTAGTCAAAGACTTCAGTAGCATCATTACCTATAAGTAAGATATACTTACCCATGTCAACT